TTGTTATTGTTGTGGTTGAATACAACTTGGTGTAGTGCTGAGGTGTTTCCATAAGAAACCTTAGCAGTTGTCTTAACCGTGGTTACATCTGCTCTAGTGTATGAAAGAACTGTGGAAATACCACTTCCAGAGAAGATGGAATATCCAGTCTCTAGTCTACCTTCCTTAACCGAACTGTCTGGTTGACCAGATGCCTTGAAGATATGAGTTCCAATGCCAGTTGCGGTAGTACCGAAACCAACGATAGAAGATCTAACAAGAACATCGTTTGACTCAGTGTTCTCAAACTTGAGTGAAAGAACGCCAGAGTTGATGCTGGAAGTGAAGGTTCCAATGAAGTTATTGGATATTTGTGAACCAGAGTTGTTATCAAAGAAGAAGTCGGACTTGTAAGTGTCAGTTCCATCGTGGTCGATGAACATATCAACAACTGTCTTGTCTTTCGTTGTAGTGTCGGTAAGTTCAACAACGGCAAAGAGTGCTTCTGTGGTTGAAGTTGTTCTCTCAAAGACGGTAGCAGTAGAACCAGAACCAACAGTTACGTTACCACCAACTAGGTTGACGAAACCAACAGACTGTGTGTTAATACCTGCCAGAGTTGTGTTGAAGTTCGTTTTGATGAACTTGACATCATAGTCATCGTTGTATGGGTCTGCTGGAGTAAATCTCAGTTTAGAGTTACCAACAGTATCCTTGATTGCTTGAATATCAGCAAGTCTGAACTGACTATTATGAATAGAGTTCTTTTCAACGGTGATCAACTCATCGCTAGGAGTATTCAATACAACAATTTCGGTTGCCTGTCTATCATTATTAGCAGGGTTGATTATCTGAACAAAGTATCTACTATATCCATCGTTAGCGATGAAACTATCAATGTCTTTATACAGAGTTGTGTTAGCATCCTCTGCGTTAGAGAACAGGTTGTTGAAGTTGTCAATAGTTAGAACTCTGTTAGTTCTACATTCAATGTAGTCACTCAGTTTCTTGTTCTGTAGTTTAATGAACTTGGACTTGTTAGAAGTTACGTCAACATCAATACCAAAGTCAAAGAAGTTGACAGCATCAACTCTCATCGTTGTTCCATCAGCGTTGACGTTGATGATATCAACTAGAGCGGTGCTTGTTGAACTCTCACTTGTTGCTACAGATACCTTACCCTCACTTGTGATACCAGTATCAGCAAAGTTCTTCAGACCAGAAGAGTGAAGAAGTCTATTTACGGGGTCTACCCAGTCTTCATATTCAATAGGACTCTTGATAGAGTATGAGAGGTTTTGATAGTAGTCATTATCAGGGAGAACCTGGAAGTCCTCATCCAACTTACCAGTATCATTTGACCAACCATAGTCAGTTTCTAGACCATAGTTGACCTTGAAAATACCCTTGTTCTCGGTGATGGACTTGATAGTTGCGATAGCACCAGAGTCCTTACCAACTACAACTTCACCAGCACTCAGGGTGTAGGTTCCGTATACCTTGATAGAGTCATTCAGGTTATCTGTAATAATGAGATCTCTTTCAGTATAAGTGGTTCCAGACTTGGTGAATAGTGTTTCACCAATAATGAATGCGTCAGGTGTCTGAGTTACTTCAAAAGTTGGATAGTTATTCTTATTGACCAGGAATGCGAAAGAGTTTTGGGCAGTATCAGCAACTCCAGCATTGGTGGCATATGGCGAAATATCAAACTCAACTTCCGCTGGGTTGGTATTTCTGTAAGCAGTTACCTTGAAGAAGTTGTAACTGTAGTCTGCTGAGTTGAAACCAGTTCCAGTTGTGGATGCTAAAGATACACCCTCGGAGAATACAAAGTCTCCAACGGAGAATGGTGCCGTAGCCGTTGTGAATCCATTTACTGGTGTAGAAAGGACACAAGTAACAACACCTGCCTGGGAAGAGAAGATGCTGTTAACACCAACGCCATTGCTGTTGTTAACTGAGAAGATCTTAGACTCTACTTCAGAAATGCCTTTTGGAGACTCAACAATCTCAACAGATGAGATGGATGAACCTTGAACTTTTGCTATTACTAGACCAGTGTCATAAGCAGTTCCAGTTGATGGGTTGACGATAACCAAGTCGGGAACTGAAGTATATCCAGAACCACCAGAAGTAACTTCAATGTCAGAAATAGAGTTTCTATTTGTTACTGTGATATTTGGTGAGATGTAAACTTCTGGGTTCAGAGTTTTATCTGCTGAGAAGTCAAAACCAGGGTCTTGAATGGTAACTTGGTTGATTCTTCCCAGAGTCGTTGACGTTGGGATGATGTCAGCATTTTGACCGATAGAAGAAGCAATGCTTACAAACTTAGGAAGTTTCTTGTAGTTCGCTCCACCAAAAGTGATTCTCATTGAGTCTACACCACCAAGTGCTCTTGGTGAGGATGTAGAATACTTGAGAACGCTTGTATCTGACTGGTTGTACTGAAGATCCTCAGGAACACCCTTCAGAGATACATCAAATGTCGTTTCTCCAATACCAGCAACAGTGTAGGTTCCGTTGTATCTGCTATCAGCAAATAGTATCTCATTATAGTTCTTGACATCAACATCAGCAGTGCTAATGAAACCTGCTCTATCTAACTGATAGTAGACTTTGGAAGGTAGGTCCTTATTGTAGTTGAGAGTAAAGGTTGCTGTCGTAGTAACACCAACGGTTCCAACACCAGAAGTGCTGAAGGTGGTTGAAGAACCAATGGAGATCAACTCATTCTTAAACTCTTTATCGTAGAAGAGTTTAAGAGTGTATCCACTCAGAGATGTGTCTGATACATTGAATACCAGGTTGTTATCTCTGACAACATTGAGTTGTGGGTTGATTCTTGACAACTCTTGACTTGAACCACCTGTAGAACCAAGACTTACAATAGTTGGTGGTGTAGAAATGGAGTCATAATGGGTTGGTGACAGGTTGATAGTGTCATCATCAATTCTATAAACGAAGTATGAACCAGTTGACAGACCAGAAGCAACCAAGTCTGAAGCGTTGTAGAAGACTTTATCGCCAGTCTTAAGACCGTGATCGGTCAGAGTCAACTCATCGGTGGAAGCATTAACTGCTGTTGAGTTGAAACCAATTGGGTTTACGAGCAGTCTATCGTAGGTTGAGTTATACTTGAGGTAGACAGAAACTGAAGTTCCAATACCTACAGACTGTTCAGAGTCAAGACTCAACTTAATAGTATCACCATTAGCAAGACCGTGAGCAGTAGAAACTGAAACTCTTGCTCTAATCTTCTCTGCTCTTGCTGTTACTTGAACTTTATTTGATGTCAGTGAGTATCTGTAGTCTCTGCTATCGCTGTTAGATGTAATATTTCTGAAGTACAGACCTTCAGTGTTGGTTGTGAGACCAACTTGAGTACAAAGACCAATGAAGTCAGGAGACTTCTTGACAACAAACAGAGTTTCTGTATTTCCGCTCTGAGGAATGGAGAATGTAGCGGTATTTTCTGCTGTAGAAACAGTGAAACCTTGGGAACCAGATACTCTTTCAAATGTTACTTGCTGACCAGTCTTGAATGGGTGGTTAGGAAGATAGACACTCTGAATAGGTACAGATATCGTTCTATGTCTATCACCAACAAAGTAACCTCTTGAGGAGGATGAACCAGTTGTTGTTCCAATACCAACAGACTGAATAGAGTTGAAGAATACCTTGTCATCAACACTAGAGTCAAAGTAAGGTGCCTTGACTGGTAGTGTGAAACTGCTTGGTGAGAGGAATACGTCAGTAAATGCTGTATGAGCAGAACCAGTAATACCTCTAAGGACTCTAATAACTTTGTTCTCTGGATAGGTTCTGAGAACGGAGAGTCTTTCAGTTCCGATAGCAACGGTTGTTCCAGCAGCAACTGAAGAAGGAATATTAACAACAAAGATATCAGTTACAAAACCAACGGTAGAGTTAGCAGCAACTTCGCCAACCAACTTAGTTGACTCGGAAGTAACGCCAATCTTGTGGAGTTTTGTTAGACCAGAAACATAAGTTGAGAGACCTGAGATGACAATCTGGTCATTCTCAAGGAATGTGTGTGATGGATCAACGTGTACAGATACCTGGTTAGCGTTATCCCAAACAAGAACATTAGACTGATAAGTCTGAACGGTCGTTGTAACATCAGTAATGGGTTTACCAGTTACTCTTTCAACGTAAGCAGCAAGACCACCACCATTAGTTTCGGTATTGTCGAAAGAGGCAATGTCATTTACTCTGTAGTCGCTTCCTGCCTCATTGACAGTGAAACCATCAACAGAACCCTTAGTGATAGAATCAATAACAGCACTCTGTACTAGAGTCTCATAAGACTCAGTGATGAAGTCGTTATTAGCATAAGTATCACCAACTTTGTATGGGAAGGTGTTTCTGGTCAGAGTTGAGTTATTGAAGTCATATCCTTGGTCAAGGTTCTGAACAACAGGAACTGAACGATAAGTGTGTCCAAGGAAATATGGGAACTGTGAGTTCTTACCATCGCTAGTAATACCAACGTGATAAGCATAAACGCCGTTGGGGAACTCGGGAGTTTTGGCATATCTGCCATTGTGCTCATCCAAGTCTCCTGATGAAGTGAACTTATAGTCTTCAACGAAGAAACCAGCAGCAAAACCTGCAGGTCTATCTACAATATCACTAGTAGATTGTTGATACCCGCTGGTTAGAACCTTGATACCAGAGTTGATATCTGAAGCATCGGTGTAAGCATAGGCACCATATATGGGGTTTCCGTCATATGCCCACCCAACAATTGGAGAGTGTGATGTACCATCATCACCAAACTCAGAGTCTCCAACGCTAGTTGTGTATCCTACTACACCATATTCAAGTTCTCCATTGTTGTCAAGAAGAATTTCATCACCGAAACGGTGGTGGTTGTTCAGTGTAAGTGCTCTAACAGAGGCGTCAACACTGCCGTTTATGCCAGCAGGTGTCACTGTAACACTAGTAGTATTTTGAGCGTATCCTACGCCCGAATTGAGTACAACGACATTGGTGACTTTGCCGCCAGAAACCATTGCTCTCAGTCTGGCACCAACACCATCACCATTAACTTCTAGGTCTGGTGCTGAGGTGTACTCGCTACCACCATTAGTAACCTGGACAGAAACGATAGAACCACCAGAGATAAGAGGCTTCAGTTCAGCATTCTTACCATTCTTGATCTTAATATCTGGTCTCTTGTGGAAATTGAGGATAGTTGTGCCATATCCAGTTCCAGTTTCATACAAATAGAGGTCAACAATTTCACCTCTAACCACAGGAGTTGCTGTAATAACACCTGTTACACCAGCAAACTCAGCATTGACTGAAACGGAAATGTCTGGATAAGCAAAGTTTTGGAAACCAGTGCCAACTCCAGTGATACTAACTGGCAGTCTCTTAGTGTAATTTGTAAGGTTTGTGGCACCAACACCAGCATTTGCTAGTTTAAATGTATCATCGGATACTTTAAGAACCTTATATCTTACTGAAGTTGTAAGACCAGTGACCGCAGAACCGTCAGTTGTGTATACTACAACGTCACCATCGGCAAAACCGTGGTTCTTGAAGGTGATAGAATCTTCAACGGTTGAGATATTTTGTGACTTGACTTTGAGTTGTCTGTTCTGATATCCGCTACCAGAGTTGATAACCTTAACAGACTTGAGGTTCTTTCTTCCCTCAAACATTCTGAACTTATGAATGCCCTGAGAAGTGGTTGTAAAACCTACTGTACTGATACCACTAGAGTAGTTCTCAAAGGTTTCGTATAGTTTGATAGTGGTGGTATTGACAATCTGAGCATAGTAGACCGAACCACTGTTCAGTTGTAGGTCTTGGTGGGCATTACTTCCACCAAAAGTACCTACTCCAAGAGCGTTATTACCATTTCTGTTATAGACAATAGCATCACCATTTCTCAGATTATGTGGTTTTGTGAAAGTAATAGTCTCATCAGAGATATTGATTCCACCACCACCTGCGGTTAGTCTGGCATCAAACTCTATTTCACGGTATCTTGTCTCCATAACTGGTTCCAGGATAGCGCCAGAACCATTACCACCATCAATAGTTACCGAAAGAACGTTGACAAGATCGAAGTCTTGTGGGTCTACCTTTACTTCTTTGACGTTACCTTCAACAACAGCTCTGACTAGAGCAGTAGTATACGCTGCTCCAGGGGAAGCAATCTCAATGTCTGGTGGTGCGATAACATCATAGTTCGTGCCACCATTGTAAAGACGTACACTTTCAACTGGACCAGAGTAAATTTTATCAGTTGACTTGTAGTTGATGACCTCAACGCCATTGACCAACATACCAGTTGCTGCTGGAAGTGTTGGAGAGTCGTTGCCATTCTCAACATTTCTGCTCAGTGGGAACTTCTTGAGAAGTTTTTGTGGATAGATATAACCACTCTTCTGTGCTGATAAAGTGAAAGTATGAGAACCAGTAGCACTGCTTGAAGTAAACTCAATGGGGTTATCACTTACAATAAGTGATCTTGAAGCATATAGTTTGATTTGGTTTGCTAGAGGGAGAACCTTAACGTAGTAATATCCCTCAGTTAGTCCATTCAGAGCATCTCCAGAATGAGTGTAATAAACTTCATCTCCAGTGATGAATGGAACATTGCTGCCGAAAGAGAGAATAGAATACTTCTCAGTGCTGCTGCTGTAACCCTGTAAGGCACTTCCACTAGCAGATGCTAGTGTTGACCTTAGAACAGTTTCAGTGATGTCATAGGAGGGCAGAGAGTTTGCTGCGACGTATGCGTTGCCACTACGGTCAGTGTAAACATTCTGAACATCACTAGTTACAGTGTCATTTCCATAGAAAATGCCAGTTCCGCTACTAGATGCGGTTTCTACCTTTCTTCTGATGGTATAGATGACTGTAGAACTTGCGCTGAAACCAGAAAGGTTGTTTAGGGTTATCTGCTTGTTTGACGCATTCAAAGTAGCAACAACAGCGTCGCTATGAAGAACAGTCTCAGTAGTTCCGTTGAGAATGTCTACAGTGTCTCCAACCTTGAGACTTGACTTGTCCAGTTCACTTTTCAACTGGAAAGTAGAACCATTGATACTCTCAACTTCAAATCTTGAGCTTGTATTATAGATCCAACTGTTTGCGAATATTTCCTTATCGGTCTTATCAGTCTCTGGGTTTAGGATCTTCTCACCAACGTTCTTGGTGTAGATCTTTTCACCTTCTGTAGTCAGAAGAATATCGTGTATAGGTTCAAACTCAGACAGTACACCTGTGATACGGAGTTCTACTTTCTTGGCAGTATCACCATTTTCATATCCAACGAAGACCTCATCAGTTCTAAGGTCAGTCTTGGTTGCGATTGCGGTTCCAATACCAGTACATCCAAGGAACTGGTTTACAGTTTTACCTTTGTACTCAATGGTATTTCTACCAGAGATGACTTTACCAGTGTCAGCAAAACCAACTGTAGAGTCAACAGTGACGACTGAAGAACCAACAGATACAGCACTAACGACTTTGGTTGATGGTTGAATCTCAAAAGTACCTTCAATGAGGTCTCTGTCATCAAAACCAACAAACAGACCCATCTTATAATAGGTGCTGATACCAGATCTGGTGAATATTTCTACTTCAGATACAGATGCTTTCGTCTCTGAGTCGGTAGAATTGACGATAGTCTGACCAACTAGGTTGTTTGGATCTCCAGAAACTCTCTCAGCGATGATAACTTCTCTTCTTCTGAACTCAGCAGATGAAGGTTTTACCAGATAGTCTTCCAGGTCAATGACTTTTGGATCGACACCATACAAAACCTTGAAGAGAATTTTGTAAGACTCTTCGGTTCCTTTAGACTCATATAGACTTCTTGCTTCTTTGATGAAATTGTTGACATCAAGGTTTGATACGAAGTCAACGTCTTCAAGACCTGGTGTAAACGAATATTTTAGTTTCTTATAAAATTCTTTGAGGAATAATGCACTAAGATTCTGGACAGAGGTTCCATTGGCGTGCTCTGCCTTAATGGTTGTATTGAATACTAGTTCTTCTGGATTGAGTGAAGAGCGATATGAAGTGATACCACTAAAACCTCTAATACATCCTGTAAAAGAGTTTGTAGTTATGCCAGTATAAGTAAAGACCTCATCATCAATTTTAAATAAACCATATTCTGGGGGAAAACCCTTTGTGGTTGCAACTTGAACCGTTTCAGTGGTAGATGAAATACCAGCAGTAAGTTTAGTTTCTCCAGTAATGACTTCTGGGGTCAGATTATCAAGTTTCAGATACTGATCAAGGTTCTCTGAAATATCAGAAGGACCGCTCTGGTACTCCTGCGAAATATAATACTGTTTTAAGAAGTCTACAGTTTTTGGACTTTCTGTTCTTAGAAATTCTGGTAATTGGTTCTCAATTATCTGCTGAACTTTTACTCTCTTCTCAAAGCCCGTTTGTATCATCTTATCCTCTCTTTAGTTCTCCGTTTAAGTAACTTGAAGTAACTTTGTAACCGACGCCAGAAATCTGTTCGCCAGATGTTATAGTATCTTTAACCATATTTATGGTGCTATCAGCAACAGAAAAGGATAGATATAGATCCTTCAAACCAATGATATCATTAGACTCTGGGAATGCTTGAATTTCGATAATGTTGTTCTCAACAGACGTTGATGTGATGTTTATAGTGTTTAAAATAATCTCACCTTTAACGTAGTCTACGGTGCCTGCAGACTTTACTACGACCTCATACTTACCAACCTCGTTAATGTCCTTAACGATAGAAATAACACCCTTCCCGTCGCTTCCAGGTACGTCTGTGAAGTAGAATGTGCCTATTCTTCCTGCAAGAGTAAACCCAGTGCTCTTAATATTAAATCCATCTTTGTTCATATGGAACTTATTGCCATAACACAGTTCATATTGTGCTGGAACATTAATAAGTGCCTTTAAATTTCTGCGAACAATGACTCTTGTGATATTAGAAGTGATAGCAGTATCGGTATTGTCAATAGTTTGACAAATCTTACTATACTTAAACCTACCACCAAACTGGTTTATGTTTGAAGTAGCATATGTCGTCAATGTAGAACTAACTTTAGACTTCAGAGCATTAACGTTAGTTACCTGAGCACTGTTATAGTAAACTGCAGAGTCAACTTCAACATAAAGAACCTTAAGATCCGTAATTTGTTGGTTGATACCCGAAAGTGAGTAGTTTTTCAGTTTTGTAAGAATAGTTTGCTTGTCAAAATCAGAAACAAAGTCACCATTCTTTGGTTTAATGCTAATAATGACATTTCCATACTGTGGTGGGTCTAACTCTTCACCACCAACGACGGATACGGACTCAGTATTTGGATAAATTGACTGAATTATCGCTTCATAGTCGCGGGCAGTAACAGCACGATACTGTGAAGAGTAAATTCTTGGGGCAAAGTGCTTAATAGAGTCAACACTTTCAATGTCACTACCATTTGCCGCTGCATTTACTGTAGTAACAGAAACAGTGTTAGTCGCTATAACAACATTTCCAAGAGAATCGGCAAATCTTCCAGAGAATGAGAATACTGATGGACCATTTCCTTCAGCACCATCAGTTACGATGTAAGAAGCAGTGATAACTGCATTGTCTTCTAACTTTTTGCCAAAATATCCATCACCAAAGAGAAGTTCGTACTTTTCATCCTGAACTTCTTGAAGAAGATATATTTCTGAGTTCTTGTTTAGGTTTAGAATATTATCTACTGCAGAATATTCTCTACCTTCGCCACTATCAGAGGTTCCCTTAACTTTAACTACAATAGTAGAGGAGTCAATGAATGAATTATTTAAAATAAACCTTTGATCAAGAGAACCATCAACAAGGAATTGCTTCTTGAGGTACGTTCCCTGGTAAACTGTGATATTGCTAAAGGTAGCAACACCAGAGTTTATAGTTGTTGTTACATCTTCTGGAATAGAGAAGATGTAACTGGTATTATCCACTGCACCAACGCACACTAGACCCGCCTTTAAGGTCAGTGTAGGAGAACTGCTAGAAGTTTGTACGCTAAAACTTACAGTTGCCTTAGCGGCGCTTCTGGAGCGTGGTACATAACCAATGTTTCTTGCTAGAGAAACTACGTTTTCCCTCAAAGTTGCAGAATCCAAGAAGGATTCGTTAACAATCATGTTTGAGTTGAACGCAGTGATGTAAGTATTGTATGCTAGAGTATCAATCAGGATAGAAAAGTTCGAACCTTCAAAGTCAAAGTCCGTGAAATTCGAATTTGCACGGAGATAGTCTTTGATAGAACTCCTTATCTGATCAAAATCCAGATTTGTAAACTTTGTAAAAGGCATATTACCTAGTTGCCTCTAGTAAGAAGGTATATTGTTGAACAGGAAAGTCTTGACCAATGATACTGTACGCAATGTTGACCTCAAAAGTGTTATTATCAGGTTGTGGGTCAACTTGAACCTGTACATTTGTCACTCTTGGTTCATAGTTTTCAAGAACTGTAAGAATTTGCTCTTCAATTACAGTCGCAGTACCGTAATCTACGAAGTCAAACAGACTTGAACGGACATCAGAACCCAAAAGTGGTTGAAAAAAGCGTTCGGTTGGAATTGTTTCAACCAAATTACGCACAGAACGACGAATTGCCGACTCATTTTTCAGAATCGGCAAGTCTTTTGTCACAGGATGGGGCTCAAAAGACAAACTAATGTCCTTAAATGCTCTTGATATCCTTGTGACTGCCATTTGTCAAGAAGTTTTCTTGCTTTATTTATATTTACACCCAAGGATTGCCGTATGTTGGCTCAGTACCATAGTCCCAGTCATCGTAATCTTCGTCATTACGAATCTTTTCATGGAGTTCTGTCTGCTTTTTAAGGTCATGACGAGGTGCAGTATCGTGCATTACCTCTGTTAGAACTCTTTTTTGGTCACTATGTTGCATAGAACCATAATCTGAGGCGAGTTTTGTGGTTCCCCACATCTCTCTC